ACTGGCACATAGTTGGGCAATGCCCTTGCAATATCCGAATTAAGCATTCCCGTGCGATATGCGACCTCGTCAACGATGCGTTGGCCATTGTATTCATATACGGCAACAATCGCCGTAGGATCGTTTGTATAACCGAAATCCACACCACAACCAACCAACCTTGCATCCTCTGGTATTTTGTCGATGGTTTGCCAATTTGAAAAGATAACCCCTTGAAGGTTTCCAATCTCACCAAGCCCATATACTCTGAACCAATTTTCCCAATACCTACTTGTTTTCCCCTTTTCTTTAGCCTTTTCAATTTCCGCCACAATGGATTGGTCCAACGCTTCGTTGTCTTTGTATGTGAGGATTATCATTTCGGAATCGGGGTCACCAATGAGTTCCGAATCCACCCAAAATTCCCTCACTGGGTTGTAATCAAGATAAATGAACTTTCTTGTACGAATGGAAAGTTGGTAGTACGATTCCCAATCGATGTTGTTGCACTCGTTTACAAATAGTACATCACGCCTTGCACCCCTTAATTTTTGGGGTTGATCCGCAGAAAAGAATTCAATGTATGAATCATTTGAGAATGTGTAAGTGAGTGAAGATTTGTTCCACTTGTTTGGGTCATACATTCCCACCATGTCCATGATTTTTAGAAAGTCACGGATTGCACCCCTTCGCAAATGCGGGATGGTTTCCGATACCACGCTAATTTCACATTTTGGGTTTTGAACCGCGTATGTGATAAGCATGGGAATAATACTGAATGTTTTGCTCGAACTTGTTCCACCGCGCACGATTCTAACCCGCTTTCGCAGTTGGGAAATCTTGGTTTGGGCGGTGGTTCTTTGAAGCATTATTTTACATCCAAGTCAATACCATTGAAGATTGGCTTTTCTGTGGTAACATCAATTTGTTGGGTGGGCATACCAAATCCCGAATCCATTAATTGTTTGTATGCACCAACATCACCTTTCCTTGCCTTGTGTATCATTGCAAGTGTTATCAAATCTTCTTGGGATAGTTTTTCCAATTCGCCCGTGATGGGGTTTTTGCTTTCTTGCATTACCTCTAACCACTTCCGTGCGATGGTGCTTCGGTTCTTTGTGCCTTTGGGTTTCCCGTTGGGATTCCTTACCTCACCTGGTTGGGCGGGTTTCAAATAATCTTTATTTGCCATAATTACTTATCATTTGCTTATCAATCGTTTGGTAAAATTGGAATGGGCATCCACCAAATTGGTTGATGTATTGGTGAATCATCGTGGGCCAAATACCATTGGTCTTCCATGATGTAACCAATCTGTTTGGTGTCAATTAATACCCACACTTGGTCATGTGGTATGGTGTCTCGGGTTTCTCTCCATGCTTTCATATTTCAACTCCGTTTCTTTTAATTTTTATTGTTGGGTCTAACTTTTTCATTCTGTCAATAATAACTTGGCAATACTTTGGGTCAAGTTCCATGCCATAACATTTGCGTTTGAGTTGGTGTGATGCAACCATTGTTGCCCCACTTCCTAAAAAATAATCTCCAATGACCTTTGCTTTTTCCGCAAATCTTTTAATTGACCAATCAATCAATTCAACTGGTTTTTGTGTTGGGTGTACACGGTTAGTCTTTTCAGATGCCTTTGTAAATTGCCTTACAACACTCCTTGCGTTTGTCCACGCCAATTCACAATCTGTTTGGTCACTTTCCCCATTGTTTTTATCCCACACAATCCAACATTCAGAATCTGGCAGACAACTTGAATAGTAATTTGCACCCCACCAAATATGTATTGCATCGGGATACATTGAATATATTAAATTAAACGAATCTTTAGCAGCGTTTGTGTCCGAATCCCCCATAATGTCTGTGCCGTACTTTTTCTTTAATACACCACTTTTACTAACCGCGTTCATTCCATACGGCGGGTCGGTAAAAACCATGTCTGCCTTTTCACCATCCATCAACCTTGCAACCGAATCACTATCCGTGGAATCACCACACAATAATCGGTGTTCGCCTATCTCAAACAAATCACCCAACACAATATCCGTTTCAATGGTTTCGGGTTCTTCAAAATTATCATCTTCCGCTTCCAATTCATGTTTCATGTTTGGAACCTCTAAACCCCAATCGTTTAAGTCATCCAATTCAAAGTTGTTTGCTAACTCATCCCAATCCCATTGACCCGTGTTTGCGTTTAATCTAATGTTTAATTCCTTTTCATCTTCCTCCGACAAATCCACAATAACACATTCGATTTCGGTGTAGCCTAATTTTTGCAACTCCCTTACCCTAAAATGCCCACCGACAATGTACCCCGTTTGTTTATTGTAAATAATTGGTTCAACAACTCCGAATTTTTTAAGGGATTGTTTTAACTGCGATTCTTGTTTTTCCGTTGATTCCCTGGGGTTATACGGGGCGGGTGTTAATTCCGATATTTTTTTTATTTCTATTATCATAATGCTATACTAAATATGTGTTCCCATTTGTTTAACCAATCAATTCTATTTTGCTTTATTGCAAATTCTTCCAATGTGTTTTGTCGTTTTTTTGAATTACAACTTTTACAACTGTAAACTAAATTAAAAACATCATTGTCACCTCCTTTGGATATTGGTGTTAAATGTTCAATCGCTTTGTAATCTGTCAAATCACATTCGCAAAAGAAACATTTATTTTTTTGAACCATTAACATTCTATGTAAAAAAGTAATCGGCATTTCTTTTTTCAATCCTCTTTTGCGTTTGTAAAAATGGGATTTCATTATAATGGTTTCAGTCGCTTTACCACCTTTCCAATTGTAAAGATTTTCGCCTTTACATTTTATTGAACTTTTACGCCCAACACTCAATGCTTGTTTCCATTCTTCGTTCAATGGTTTGTTTAATCTTGCTTCACTTTGACATTTTCTTGAACAATAAATTCTATTTTTCAAACTCACCGAATGTTTGTTTTCAATGACCTGGTTACAAAGTTTACATTTTATTTCCATTTTTAATGTAACACCATAGCATTTGCTCGAACAATACTTTGGCTCTCTTGTCTTGCACCCTTTCTTGCTTTCAAAATCATTACCACAACTTTTGCAATTGTATGTTTTCATTTGTTCATTTTTATTTGGTGTGTGATGATTAAAAAATCCATGTGTTGTTTCTTGTCCCCGTATTCGATGTGGTGCTTTCTGCAAAGTGCCATTAAGTTTTCTATAATGTCTTTAGTTTTTGTGCCACCCATGCCACGGCATTCAATGTGGTGTATGTCAACGGCCTGACTTCCACAAACTTCGCACGGGATAAAATCGGTTGTATCATACCCAAAATAATTCAAATAAATTTTTGTATGTTTTTTCATTGTTGATTCCCTTTTCGTATAACCTATACGCCACCGATTCCGATACTCCCATTCGTTCGCCAATTGCTCGGAATGTGTAATGGTAATCATCGCGTAAAATCATTACAGCGTATTGCTTTGCAGTTGTTTTACTGCGGTTAACCATGGCCCCCATTTTGCTCGGTCTTGAAATTGTATTCTGCATTTTGTACACATATAAATTTGATTGGGTTCAATCATTGGCCCCGTTTCGTTGATTAATTCTTTGGTTGATTCTTTATTGTTATCGCAACAATCACAAAGGTTTCTCGTAAGTTTCATAAACCTGGGTTAACTCATTTATCATGGTTTGCCATGCCTTTGGATTGCAAGTACACGGCTTGTAAATTCTTTTGGATTGGAATACCCTTGACCAAATTTCGGCAACCTTCGTGGCTTCCATTGGTGATAAGGTTTGGGAATTTACCGATTTGAAATGTGTCCACCAATCGTATTCGCCTTCGGTCATACACAATGGTTTCCGATTTGGAAATAGTTTGTTTAATTTGTGTTTACGGGCATCGCAACCGCAATCCTCGGAGTTTACCCATTTGACAATGGCTTCAATCCCCGTGGCTTTCGTTACCTTCTGAATCGTATCCCCCAACCCGATTGATGGTCGTGATTCGGTAAATTGTTTCCGTGTGTCGCTTTTCTTCTGCATATATTTTGTATTTGGTTTGTGTTCGTTGTTTGATGTGTTGTTTGGCGTTTTTGATTGAGTTAAAAACTGAATGTGTTGGAATGCCCGTGCGTTTTTCAATATCCCTCATGCTATGGCCGTACACAAAATGTAGTTCCAATAACATCTGGTCGTAATC